GTGGAAGCCCACAAAACTTCTATCTAGCTACAGAAGACAATCAATCTTCAAATGTAGTAGTATTAGTTAACGACTACATTTCACAAATTAATGGCACACCTTGGTTAGACAACGGTGGAGCACCTACAAACAAGATAAGAATGGTAACACAGAACTATTCTTCCGGTGCAAGTCTTAATACATTGTTTACCACAGCTTCATCAGCATTTGGTATTACATCATCCACTTCAACTTCAGCAGTTGCAACCTTAACAGGTACATTAGTCAGCATTTACAACACACTACTTGGTGCTGATAGCTTATTCCCATTAGGTTCATATACTAATGGTAACTTACAAACGAAAGATTTAGGTAGTATTCCAGCAAAGGTAGATAGATTATTAAACATTGCTGCTAACACTGAACTTTATAACATTGACGTGACAGTTGATGCTGGTATGTCAACGATATTTGCAGTACAGCAGTATATGAACAACACACCTTCATTGAGCTCTACAATAAGCGTATTCAATGATGAAATTACAATTCCATTAAATGGACTATATGTAACAGATCCAGGCAGTATTACAGATCCAACAGCTAAGACGTTTATTCAAAATTATCAAACGATCATTAACAAGTATTCAAATTTTGCAACTTTAGTAAGAAAAGATCATATCTTTATTGGTGACTTACCAAGAAATCTTTTCATACAAGGTCCAAATTCAAAGATCTTAGATAACCCATCATACAATTTTGCACTAAATGTGTATAGCCCAATTAAAGCTGCAACGCAGCCATTTAATACAAGCTATATGTCAATTTATGGTAATTGGGTCAAAGTATTTGATAACAATCTTAACGACAATGTTTGGATTCCATCCTCAGGCTACGTAGCAGCAACATATGCAAATACAGATGCTAACTTTCAGCCATGGTTTGCACCAGCAGGCTTTACAAGAGGTATTGTAAATGGTATAGTTGACATTGCTCTTTATCCAAATCAAAAGCAAAGAGATCAATTATACAACATTGCAGTAAATCCAATTGCATTCTTCCCGAATGAGGGTTATGTAATTTACGGTCAAAAGACATTCTTAAAGCAACCTAGCGCATTCGATAGAGTTAACGTAAGAAGATTGTTCTTAAATCTTGAAAAAGCTACAAATGCAACAGCTAAATTCTTTGTATTTGAGCCAAACACATTATTAACAAGAACAAGACTAGTCAATACGTTAAAGCCACTATTTGAAAATGCTAAGAATACAGAAGGCGTATATGATTACCTAATCGTATGTGATGAACGTAATAATACACCAGCTGTTATTGATGCAAATGAGCTTGTTGTTGACATTTACTTACAACCAGTACGTTCAGCAGAGTTTATCTTAGTAAACTTCTATGCTACACCTACCGGTACCAATTTCAGTGAGTTAGCATAACTTATATGAAAGGTCAAACAGTTTATTATACAACGTCATTTGATGCCAATGAAAGAACCGGGGTTATTCAAGAAGTAACCTCGGTTGGGTATCTTATTAACAATGTATGGTATTCTAAAAAGGACGTAATCATCAAAAACGTGCTTTTAGACAATAAAATGGACACAACAAACCAGCAATTAATACTAGGATAATTTCCATATATTGTTAAATTTAATAAAAATTTTAAATTGTTTGTGTATTTTTTTTTATAAAATACGTATTATTACTAATTGCACAGATTAAATATTTTCATGGCGGATACTTCCCAGACGATTCAAGACTTTTACACACAAGCAATTGCTAAGGATTTTGCACGTTCAAATTTGTTTAGAGTTATTAACATTAACTTCGGTAATGCTAGTAGCCAGGTTGTTACAGAAAATGATTTAGTATATGCCAGAACAGCTAATTTACCTGGTAAACAAATTGCAAACTTAACAGCTCCTTATATGGGCTTAAATTTTAACATTCCAGGAACAGTTTCATACCCAGGCAGTGAAGCATATGTTATTAATTTCTATTCAGACGAAGCACAAGCATTAAGACAAAAATTCTTACAAGTTGTTTCCGATACATTCGATGATGCAACATCAACAGGTAACTACTTTGCACCATCAGATACAGCAGTTATTGACTTAGTACAACTTGATAAACAGTTAGTTAAAGTAGCTCAATATCAATTAGTTGGTGTAAGCATTAGACAGGTAGCTGATTTAGCATATGATATTACAACAGCTGGTGAAATTCAAAACTTTGATGTTACACTAGCATATCACTACTGGAGAAAAACAGGTTAATAGCCACTACAGTTAACAATTTATACCGCATCTTATGGTGCGGTATTTTTTTCATTAAATATTTGTATGTCTAGTCTTTTAAATTCTGTTTCTAATGCTGCGGCAGGTTTAGCAAACTTAAAAAATGGTGGCTATAACAATCCAGTATCAAAAGCAATTAGTAACAGTGCTTTAGGTAGATTAGAAAAGAAATTTAGTAGTAGTAAAATTCCAGGCTTACTAAACAATCTGCAATCTATTTTTGGAACACCTCAAGTGGGGCAAGCTGCTTATCAAAATGGTAGAATTGCATCAAATGTGCAAGGTTTTGACACTTCAAGCCCAGTAAGTCATTTTTTACAAACTATGGACAATTGGGTAGCTGCCATACCTTTAAGAACACAGTTTATGGTTATTATAGACACTATACCCAATCAGATATCTTCCACTTTATTAAGAAGACTAGAAGGTGCAGATGTTTACAATAATAACTTTGATAATACTATAACAGAACTTAAAACAAATGATCTACAAAAAACATACGGTTGTATGTTTATAACAGGAGCTAGTATTCCATCAGAAAATTTAGGTACAGGTACAGCAGCCATTGAAAACAATAGCGGTTTTAAACAAGGTGGTGTATTACAAGGAAGAGATGCATTTGCTTCAAACAATTTAACACTTCAGTTTAGAGAAACTAATACATCGTTTACAGACTTTGTAATGAGGCCTTGGTTAATTGCAGCTGCCCATGCAGGGTATGTAGCAAGAAATGCTAACGACCCTTTAAATGTAAAGTGTAATATATACATTTACGAATTAGGAAAAACTTTTGCAGAGTATCCTATGGTAAATAGAAAAGTTTGGAAGTTTTATGACTGTGTGCCACTAAATTTGGGTACACGTAACTTGTCATATGATGCTGAGAGTATTGAACAATACGATGTTTCGTTTATATATGATGATTATACGGTAGATAGCTTTATACCATTTATCATACATTGATATCAAATCATTTAAATTACAATATAAACGGTAAACAGTTAAAGATAAGAGAAATATCTTTCACTGAATATAAAAATCTGTGCAAAAAACTATTTACAGATGATGTGAATGAACTACAAGCAGTGTTTAATGAAATTTTAAGTTCAACAGTAATAGGCCCCACGCTAAACTGTGTAGAGAAATTTTATTGTTTACTGTTAATAAGGAACTTACTGTATGGTAATGAATTTGCGTTCCAGTATAACGGTATTAACACTACTATGGATTTGAAAACCATACTAAATGCATTTAAATTCACAGTAAATGATGTGGTGGTTACTGATAAAAATGTTGAGTACCATTTTAACATACCAGATAATTTATACAACCCTACCATTGATAGGGTAATTGCTGATAGCCTCAAAAAAGTAGTCGTACCAACAAAAGAAATTGAATGTTCAACTTTTAGTTACGAGGAAAAGCTAACTGTCATTAACAATTCAAATATACCGTTACAGGATACTTTTAATAGATTGCAAAACCAATTTAGACAGCTTAATATACCATTTATAAAAGATATTGAGATTGATATTATTACAGGTACTTTATTAGGGTTTCTAAAAAGAGTATTTAACGATAACATTGGTGCTATATACAACTTTGAATATGTATGTATAAGAAGTCTAAACTTCGGTGCTAATGATTTTGACAAATATACATTGCCTGAACTTAAGATATTTTTAAATTCCTTGAAGAGTGAGCAAAGTAAAAGCAACAATGGTCAGGATAGTTGAATAACTAACTTAGTAAGTAAATACTGTTATGAGTAACAATAGTTTTACAGATCTACTTAAAGAAATTAACACAACAAAGGCAACTATTGCTGCCTACTCACCGTCTACTAAAGAAGATATACAGTTAGCCCCATTAACTTTACAGCAACAGAAAAGCATTATTGAATCATCTGTTGACTCCACTTTAGCATCATTGTTTTTTAATAACACTTTCTTTAAAATTTTAAAACAAAACTTAGGCGGTGATATTTCAAGATTTGATACCGTAGACAGGGTAAATTTTGCTTTACAGTTACGTTCACAGCTATCTGACAGTTATGAAAAGAACGACACAACCATTTCAGTTAACGACATTTTAGCCAAAAATAGGACCATAGCCTATACACCAACAGAAAAACAAATTGTAATGGACAATTACACATTTACAGTTAGGACGCCTAATTTAGTAATTGACGATAAGGTGAATGTAGTGTTACTAAACAAGTATAAGAATGAAACTCTAAATGGTAATAAGCTTAAGACACTAATAAGCGACCTATTTGTCCATGAGATCTTAAAGTTCATTCCTAAATTGAAGGTAAATGATAAAGAAATTTTGTTACATACGGATTTACAAGCTGCAGCTAACTTGCTTGAGAACATAGATAGTATTAAATTTGTGCAGATCACCGATTATATCAATACTATAAGAGATATTGAAAGAAGTTTTGCTACAATACCTGGTACCGATACTATTATTGATATTATTCCTGAATTCTTCATTGTATAGTTAATATAATAGGTTTGCCATAAATATTCATATGGCGACTGATAAAAGCATGGGAGAGATTCTAGCACTTTTAACTAAAGTGTCAGATAAACTTGGCGCCAACCTTATTAACTTAGAAAAGAAGGTACAAACTGCTGAGCAGCAACCAGAAACAAAGAATAAACAGGAACAACCAACTAAAGTTCCTGAAAAACAAGGCACTTTAGATAAAATAGCTGGTTTCTTTGGTAAAAAGACAGAAACACCAGAGCCAGCTGAACCAGCAGCAGAAGATAAAGACGCACTTTCAGGTAACAATGACGAAGTAATCAAAAAGTTATCTAACATAGAGAAATTACTTGGAACTGAAGTTAAGACTGAAACTGAACCTGAAGAGGTAGAAGAAAAACCTAAACAAATCATCTTATCAGAGTTTGGTAAAAAATCTAAAGACACTTTAGCAAGGTTACTATCAGGTAAAGGTAAACAACAGGACAAGCCAGAAGAGGTGGTGCAAGAAGAACAGCATGTTGTTGTGTCGGAATTTGGTAAGAAAGCAGAAAACACATACGACAAATTAGGTAAGAAGTTAGAAAAAATAGCAAATTTACGTATGCCCAAAAATGGGGAAGATAAAAAAGAAGATAGTGAAGTAATGAAATATGTAAAAATGCTTATTGGCCCTGCTTTATTAGTTTTAGGTGGTATAGCTTCTTTTGTAATGGGGTTATTTAACAACGGTCCACTAAAAGGTCTATTTACCATGCTGGGTAAAGTAGGCATAAAAGGTGGCTTGTTTTGGATGGCTAAAAAGTTAGGTGAGACTTTAGGCCCTAAAGTACTAAAAAAGATACCTATAGTAGGTACAGTTTTAGGATTAGCAGATGCTTATTCAAGATTTAAGTCCGGGGACATGGTAGGTGGTGTGATAGCTTTAATAAGTGGTCTTGCATCATTACTTGACCTTGCAGTACCTGGTCTTGGTACAACCTTATCATTAGGGTTAGATATAATGAATTCAGTATTAGATGCTAAAGCTAATGATGAAAAAGACCCAACAAAACGTACTGCAAAGAAACTTGGTATATTAAAGGATTGGGCAAAAGCAGTGGGTAAATTCATTTATAACATTCCAGTTATTCACAACTATTTACAAGCAGTTGAAGGTTGGTATGATATAGTAAGAGGAGATTACAAGTCCGGGTTTAATAAACTTGCATATGCAATACCAGGGTTTGGATTCTTTGCAGAATTAGCTGGAGCTCCTGCAACTGCAGAAGAAGCAACTAAACAGGGAATGGATGTAAGACAGGTCATTAACAAAACAATGCAACCTCTTTATAAGATGTTGCTTAATCTTTTACCTGCTTCATTAAGATCATTCTTCTCTATAAACCCAGATGGTTCATTAGAGTTTGACCCAAGTAAAGGTGCAAAACACTTGCTTAATATGGCAAAAGGTTTCTTTGGTTTTAAAACTGAAGAGGAAGATAATAGCACGACACCAACAGATGCAGATATTGCTAAGTTAAATGCTGAAAAACCAAAACCTGCAACTGCAACGCCAGATAAACAACCAAATAAACAAGCAAGCACAGCAGAAGCATCAGATGTAGGAGAAAAAAAGACATCTACATCTGAAACCGCAGTACCAGAGCCACCTGAAGAAACACCGCAGTTAGCTACAGCTAATCTTTCTGAAGATGCAATCAAAGACAATTCAAAACTATTAGAAAAGAACAACGGTGCATTAGAAAACTTAACTGATGTAACATCGTCTCACTTATCTAAACAAACTGAACTACTAGCAGTTAATAATAGGATATTAATTTCAATAAAAGATGCTTTAGCTAATTTAAATGTCGGTGGCAATAGTGCAAGTGTGATAAATCATGTTTCACCTAGTGTACATCATCACAAGTCAATACGAAATATTCAAGCGAAAGGTTTGGATTTCGGTTCACCTGCTTAATCTTTAAATATAATATATGGCTGCATTAAACAACAACCTCTGGACATTATATACGGTACCAAATCAGCCATTACCCATCTTAACACGAAATAAAGCTAGTGTTAATAATAATGCCGCTACACAAGGTTCATCAAATATTGCTAACGCTGTACTACCCACCAAGTACTATACTGATACATCTAGCGGTGCAACGGCAGATTGGATAGATGTTGTCAATACATTTCCATGGACAGTAAGCCCTCAAACGTCTAGAGTTGGAGTACCATATGCCACTTTAATCGAAAGAAGAATAATAGTCAATAGTAATGTTTCAAACATTATTAATTCTATTTTAGCTACCACTCAATCAGCTAACAGCGTTTTACCAACCTCATTACAAAATTCTATTACTAAACTTTTACAGACAGGGGGGCAAGCAGGTAACGCATTACTTAAAAACGCATCACAATCACTTTATAACGTCGTAAACAATGCTCAAGGGGCAGCTACCAATACAGGAGGACAAAATTCAGGATCTTTTAACAACCCTGCTTTAGCCCCGTACGATTATTTGTATATTACAGAAAATACAGGATTTAATTATAAGTTTCCGTACCTAGGTGATAGCTACAATGATAGTTCCTTAGATTTTGGTAGTGAAGCAGGTGGTATATTAGGACAGGTGGCAGGTGCTGTTGAAGGATTTGCAGGTTTAACTACTAATTTAGTCGGAGCATTAAAACCGGGCGTGTACATTGAAAAATCAAAACAGTTTGCAATGGGCGATAATGGTAGAAAAATAGAACTAGTATTCCCATTACTCAATACACGTAAAGTTTCAGATATTTCTAGAAACTGGCAATTATTATACGGTTTAATATATCAAAACAGGCCAGGAAGAATTACAAGATCAATTATCGATTTACCGGTAATATATCAAGTACAAATTCCTGGCGTAGTATATATGCCTTATGCATTTATTTCAGGATTATCAGTAAAGTTTTTAGGTACAAGACGTCTACAAAGTGT